ATTTTATTATCTGGTGTTTTTCACCATGCCCACTATGTGTGGGGCCCTTTATTGGGTTCTAGATTCAATTTTCTAGTTCGGGTTAAAGCCTGATGTAAAAATATAAAATTATCGTTCACCACATTTACGTTTACGTAAATGGGGTTAAATATAGTTCTATATTTGTACATAATTATGTTAGAATACATATCAATGGGGATATGATAGTGTCCCGCATGTTTTACATGTTCTAGTTGCAATTTACTAGAAGGGTAGAAGCCCACTCTCGGATTGTTTTATGTAGTACTCTTAAGTGAAGGAACCATAAAACGCCAACAAGTCATTGCGCGATCCTGGTATGGCACCGCGCGTAATGATTATCGGTTCGCTCCTTGCGTTAGCCCGCTAAAAGAGTTCCACCACCGATACTTGTAGCTCAAGTAAAGATACCATATTGTGGAAGTTTGCGTGTTACCGGAAACACGATAAGTCTTGGTTGTTTAACTGACTCCTTGACCGAAGCTATTTTTGTTCCTAATAAAAATAAACAACAAATTGTGGTTATCAACAATAAAAAGAAAGATAACAAAAAGAAGCCGAAGCCTTCTATGCAAAAGAAACAACCTTCTCGCGTTCCTCGCAACATCGGCACACCTAGCATTGCAATTTCATATTTCAATGCTCTGTGTAACCCATTCGCTGAGAAATCTTTTGGTTGTCGGATCCCTGATGGGTTCTCAACTCCGACATCAACTGCTCATCAGCGTATGCGCACTGTATTACAAAATGATACAAATGGCAACATTAGTGCTGTTTATATTGGCCACCCCTATTGGAGTGCCATATTTCCAGTTGCTTCTCCACGCGGCGCCAACTCTTTGACCATGGTCAATAAAGCTGGTGAAACGACCGATATCTACGGAGGTATTACCCCTGCTGGGTTATCCAATATCTACGGAGATTATCGTGTTGTAGCCAACGGAATGTCATTAACTAATTTACAACCTCAGCTTAGTGCACAGGGTACATTAACGGTAACTCGTGTTCCTATGAATAAAACTTTTTATTCATACGCCATGTTATCTACTCTGAAACCTTTGCCTAGCGTAGTATTAAATAAGTTGTGCGGTATTTCATCGGAAACCACCACTAATTACGTTCCTCTCTCTGTTCGTAATCTCCCCGGGTCTCGTGAATACACGATGGCAGAACTCAGTCGTTCACGCATTTATTGCGCCAACAAACCAACAAGTCAAGAATTTCAGGATTTTAGATGCGTTGATGGTCAAGATTTGTATGACGGCACTCATGTCACTGGTGATTCATTCCTCGTACTCGATTCAAGTGGTGCACCTGTCACTGGTAGTACTTCAACTACCGATGACGTCATGACTGGTGGTTGGACATGTATTTTAATACGTGGTGAGGGGTTCCCTACCGGAACTGCTGTCAATTGTTTACAATTAGACAGTATTATACATTTAGAGGGTAGAGATAAGATCCAAACATCGGATGGATCTCTCTTTATTCCTTCAGATGTGAAGCCCAGAAACCCTCCCAATGTCATTCCCCAAGTTATGGCCAAAATCGCTGGCATGACAAGCTCCACTGCAGTAAACTTGGTTACTGCTGCAGCAACTCATGGTTTGCATGCCGCTGGCCGATATGGTTTGGCAGCACTAATGGCATGAGAATGTCGCCGTCGCTCTAAATTTTCCTCTTTTCAGAGTGGTGCTGCCCGTTCAAAAGGAAGTCTCAAACTTTTGTTTGATAACTACGTTCTTGATCTTGTCTCACCTCTTGCTAATGGAGGTGGTATATTTATCAATGGTTTACAATCTCAAGTAGATGTCAACAGTGCTAATATCAACACAAACTCATCAGCCATTGCTGAAAATACATCTGAAATAGATTCACTTGTATCTTCAGTAAACAGCAATTCCTTATCAATTTCAATACTTATCACCGAAGTGGATGATATGCAATTTGATATTGAAAACCAGTTGGTTTTAATCAACAACAATGCAGCTAGCATAACCACCAACACCGCTTCAATTGTCTCTATCAACTCGACAATTTCCATCATGCAAACTGATATCGCAGAAAACTCTGCCGAAATCATTGCAGTTGCAGCAATTACTGATGCCTCCATAGGAGCATTATCTAAACGCGACGGTGTGCAGTTGTATATCGCAGGGAAATTATTTCCCGTTATGTATAGTACCAAAGATCTCAATAACATAACCGATCAAGCTCTTACAAGTAGTACCGTTACTACTTCTGTATCTGGAACTCCTGTAGGTAATTACACCTCATACAACTTCCAGAATCTTGATCAAGGGTGGTACGTACACCCCGGTTTTGGGATCATAGGTTACGGTCTAGTAAACTATGCTTCAACCATCAAAATTAATTACGAGAATAGTAATCCATACCCAGTCCTTGTTAGAGGCAATCCAATTGGACAAACTAGTTCTGTCCGTATTTATTACGATGGCAACGAGTCTATTAGACCACCAATTATTTAATTTCAATTTTTTCAACAATTTTAACATTTTACACATATATATATATAAAACTACTTTTTCAGCTACTCTTGGCGTACCAAGACAGTATTCCACCACTTACGGGGACTGCTTGGCAGAAAAAACCAGTTGGTGAATCTGGTATATAAATCACCCGAACCTCCTATAGCTATAACGGAGCAAAATTAAGCACTATATATTTCTATTATATATTTTTAACGGTGGGGTGGAATGGCATGACTACCACAAAGTGACACTGGATTATTTTTATAATCATTACGATCTTAAGTGGGTTTAGAGCAATACAAGAATTCATGAAACTTGTTTGTTGTGCACCGTATTCCAACAAGAATAACATTCATTTCGAGAGAAATGATTGTGTTTTTGCCCGCTGTATTTATTTCGATGAGTACAGTAGCAGAAATTCAATCAATGAAAAAACTGGCCCAGGAGGTAGCTGGGATTAAGAGTCCGATTTCAGAGAAATCAAAGAGCCAAGAAATGAAAGGTGGCGTTAAGAAAAACCCTTCTGAGTTAGCTGAACTTAGAAGGTCTCGTTTGGAGGCAAAGAACAAAACTAAGCAGCGTGCAACAGACAATAGACATGCAAACGCGCGTATAGATAATAAGCCCAAGAAGGACGAGAAGAAAATCCTACCAGAGGTAGAAGAGGTGGAGGAAACACCACCTAAAGAACTATCAACTGAAGTCGTAGATAAAATCATACTACATAATATTGACGTTGAGGTTTATGTTCCAAACATTATCAAGGGAATACTTATGATTATTCTTAGTTTCTTTCTATTGAACTTGTGTGTTTACATACACACAGAGGGCATATTGAAAGTTTCTTTAGAATTTTTACAACTTGTTGTGACACCACTCATGACAAAGTTAAGCAGCAACCTTTTTACTGTAACAATTTTGGTCACTTGTTGCGGTATTGGATATGTTCTACATGGGAGATATATCGGTAATGGTTTTTATTTGAAGATTGACGGTCTTAAGCTTCATCCACTTTCATACAGCAAAGTAAATCTTAATTATTCACATTTCTACAATGTCAGTGTCAACCTTGAGTTGTACACCAAATTGTATGAGACATACGAAGGAAAAGGATTAACTGGCAGTGTATTGGACAAGTATCGCAATACCCTTAGAGGTTATTTGCAGAAACTCATCCATAAGATCACTGAGGAGGAGATTGCGGATGTTGCACTTGCATATTATAGTAGTGTCTATATTATCAACGCAAGATGCGAAAGGACTGTTGCTTCCTGTAAAGGTAGCTAAGGGTTACCCCAGATGAGTTACGGTGTAACTTATCTGGGAGAATTCAATCATTATGCATCTCGGTGCCAGATTCAATCAAAGAGTGATTGTCTCTGGCGGTTTGTTTCACGAACTACAAGTTCCATGTTCCAGCATGGTAAATTAAAGTTCACCGATATGTACATTCAAAAAGAAACAACGGTCAAGTGTCGTGTAAATACGAGTATTTACTTTCCAGGGATAATATACGACGCTAGAGATCCGGTAAATCTCGAACTAGCTTTTAATGAGCGTGCAAATTCAAAACGTGCAAACCCGCAAGGGTATGTTGGAAACTTTGATAAAGATCTGCGCAAAAACCAGAAGACATTTTGTTCCTCTCCTGGCGTTAAGAGTTATATCTCTGAGTTGCATAAACGGCTGTCAATAGCATTTCATAGTGTTGATGATAGTTGGTATGCTTTATGTATGTATTGTTATATACCACATATCAAGAAGAAACTCCGAGTAGGAGCCTTGCTTGAGGTTGTGCGTGACTCCCTTTTCCTTATACCCACTTTCATTAAGAAAGTTTCCGGTAAGGTTAAGACTAAGGAATGGGCGAAAATTGGTAAATTCCCGAGATTAATTAATGACTTAACAGTTGTTGGATCAATTCTTGGTGGATATTTTTGCTCACTAATTAAGAACGTAATGGCCGAAGAACCTTTTGAATACAAAAATTCGAAAGCCTACTTCATCAAAACTCCCGATAAGGAGAAGATGACGCAGATTTTTACATATGCGATGAACACTTCCACGGAAGACATCATTTTTGTGTACTTTTCTGATGATAGTTGGATAATCATGAGATGCTCAGACGGCTGGGCAGCTTTTAATGTAGACATTTCTAAGTGCGACGCAAGTCATTGTGACTCGCTTTTTTATGTATTGAAAGATTCTCTTCCAGATTACCCAGCTTCGGAGTATGTGAATGGTAATATAGAACAATGCAGGCTCCCTCTTAGAATGAGGAACCCTTCAGATAATGATGAGTATATTGAGTTGGAGACAACCTGTTATACTCTATATTCTGGAGTGACCCTCACTACCATAATGAATAATATTGCAAATATTTTAATCTTTATATCAATCGTTGATAACTTCGATCGTAAAATTAAAATTTGTGATGCGGAAAAATTGGTAGTGGAGTCTTCTCGAAATGCAGGTTACTTAGTGACTTGTGATTCTGGGAAGAGCCCAGATAAATGGCAATTCTTAAAGAATTCATTTTTTATATTGGATGACGGACGTGTAGTTCCATGGTTAAATCTAGGAGTAATCTTTAGATCCCTTGGTATCGTTGATTTCAATTATAGAAACACACGCAAATTTAATGCGCATCAACACATGTGTGAACTAGTTAATGGTTTACAACATGCAGGTGAGACTAGCATACTACGGATGTTGCGTAGAAAATATTCCCCAGCAGATGGCGGTATCACTGGACATTACCTCATAGATAATATGACTGGCACATCATTTGATTATGATGTCCCTGATCATGTTATATGTGATCGGTACAATGTTTCTCAGAAAGATATCGATGAGTTTATTTTCCTTTTTGAAAATGCAGGACCTGGTGACGTGGTAAGGACCCCCTTTACTGATGCTGTTATGACACTGGACTATGGTTATGATTGCGATGTAGAACTGGAGTTTGATTACCAGATAGAGCCAAAATCGGATAGAGAAATTCGATTAATAAAATAAACAC